AGGACTTCTGCTCCAATTGACCCCAACAATCCAGCACTATCGAAGATCATTGGTCTTGCTTTTTCGTACAAGGTTCCGACAGTTTCATCCCATATAACATATGGACCCTTGTATGAAACCCCATCATTCCCAGATGGCTGATTCCAAGAAACCCAAGTATCGCTCGCTATGGCTGTAGTATCAGAATCCCTCAACATCTCATAGGGGGTTGTAGAGGTACCCTGTCTTGGCCCTACTAGAATCCCCTTGGTCCCCGATGGCATAGGTTCTGGATACCTTATCCATGCAAGTAGAGTATCTGACTCTATCTTCCCACTGAACTCCCTGTAAGCAACGGCCAAATCAATAGAAAGATCACTTTCACCTGTGGGGGTTGAATCATTTTCTGTTACAGTGATTGTTGCACTGACATCCGATTGTATATCAGAATTAGCAGTCCCGTATTCAATAGAAGGTGGTACACCCTCTACTCCACCACTGATTAAACCACTTGTATTACCATATGGATAATAGAAAACATAGTCATCGCTTGCGTATGAAAAATTCATCGAAATATCTGAAATAGCAAGGGGGTCGGTTTGAATGGGGTTCGTTAGATAGACATGAACTTCTTTTTCTTCGTATAAAGTAGACTGGGTGGGAGTAAACACATCACTCGTATCTAATAGAGGGATATCGAATAGGATAGGATGAACCGTGACATAGGTGGTATCAGACCACACATAGTCCGATGTGACCTTCCCCAGACGCAGAACAGGATTAACCTCTAGACCGATATGGAATCCACTTGCTGTTTTTGATAACACCAAAGGGGGTTCCACGGAAAGATTTTTGTTGGAATTTTTAACATCATTCATCCATTTGGCTGTTAAAGTATCCCCAACCTGTAAATCATTAATATTTTCTTTAGCTAAAGTCATTACCAGCTTCCGGGGTTTAGTTGGTCAAAAGACACGGCAGTATATGGGGGAGTCCCTGAGTCACTGTTCTTTAGTTCAAACCAAGCATTTTTCTCTTGTATCCAATAATTATTCCAACCTTGTGGTTTCCACTGGAAGTGATATACAATATCAAAATAAGCATCAGAATAAACATCAACCTCAGTAACATCCAAACCAGTGAATAACAATTCATTGCTAGTTACACCAAGCCAAGTATCGCTGTTGGTCTTTCCTAGTGTATTTTTAATACTATCAATATCGTAAGTATTCCATGTTCCTTTAACTGATATATCAGCCTGTGGTAGTATTTTGATAGCAGAAATGGGATTTTCGGGGGTTAGTGCTATGTCTTTTGTTTCGCTTGTGTAAAACCATTTTCCGGTATTTTTAATTGTAATTTCTTCACCAGCAAATGTGATATTTCTCAACCAGTCACTTGTGTTTGGTAATTTTTTGACTTCACCAGAATTGTATGTTGGGTTGTTAAATTTGGCATCCAGTGTTACTTGATTTGGTCCCTGTGATCCGTCAAAAACTTCAAAAGGTTCAACGTCGACCGAAACACAATTCATATCTTGGGTGTCATCAGAAGTGACTAAACTACAAGGAATTCCGCTTAGATCGGAATAACGAAGATACAATAAATCGTTAGCACACACAAATCTTTTATCAAAGTCACATCTGAAGACAAAAGAACCCTCTGCATTTGTATTATTAAATGCGTATTTATGTGACCCACTTAATTTCATTGTTAAATCTGATAAAGCCATTTTACTACTTTCCAACCTTGACATAGCTGTCAAGTTTACTTATTCTCTTTGCTATGTCCTCATTCACCATTTCAATCCGTTTTAATATTTTGTTTTGTTCTAGTGTTAATTTGATCTCAGGGCGTACGGCGGCAGACTGTAATTGTCTAGATAATGTACCAAGACTTTGGTAATTTCCCGATCTCTTTCTAGATTCTTTATCCTCTTCTATTTTAGATAAGATTTTAGTGCTTTTATCGAAAATCTGACTATATAGCTTTTTACCCCTCTCGGAGGACTGCCCGGATTCATCAAGTAGTTTTAGGTTTTTTTTCTTCATTTTATCAAAATCTAATTGCCGTTTTTTCTTCTTGGTCAATAAAGTTGTCTCTATCCTGTCTTGGATACTTGTCGTTGTTTTTAAAACACTCTTTAGTTTTTTAGAAGCATCTTTTGCGTTATTTATACTTTTCTTCTTTTCTTCTTTCAAATGCTTCATTGTCAGAGTATGAATAGTGTTTTGCTTTTTTATTTTTAGGTTAGAAACTTCTAAGGCCAACATCTTTTTGGCTGTTGCCACAGTTACTTTATTTTTAAGTCTTTCTTTAAACAGTAATTCTGCTTTTTCTCGCTCATATTCATATATTTGTCTTGCTTTTTCTTTTCCTTTTTCTAGCTCCGTTTTGCTACTTTTCTTTATGGATAAAAGTTTTTGTTCTTGTATGAATTTATTTTTTAGTTGTTCGGCAGTTTTAACGGCAGCAATCTCCGCAGTCATGTCTTTTGCATTCTGCGATTTTAAGAAAGCTGATTTTTCCTTTGCAAGATTAGCCTCTAAACTATCAGTAGCCTTGAAGAATCTGCGTTTTGCCGCAAAGATTGCCTTATTCTCTTCTTTCTTAGACATCTTTGTTCTTTTAGCCATCACCTTCACAGCATTAAAATCTTCTTTGATCTGCTTCTTACGTTCTTTTCTGTTTTTAGCCTGTGCTACTGTGAAGTCAGTTAGTACTTTTTGCTTCTTTAGAGCTTCAACCTTCCCCTTATCCCCACTTTTTTCAGCTAGTTTGATTTGAAAGTCTAGCAGTTTTGAAGCATTTTCGGTAGCCCGTTTGTCCAATTCAGCATTTGCTATTTTATTTCTAGCGGCAACTTTTTGAAGGAAAATACTATTTTTTTGTGTGCCTAGCTGTTTTTCTATTTCGGCTGTTTTCTTTTTGTTTTGTTTTATTTCTTGAAGTAGAAAATCTATAGCCCACTTGTGCTGTTTGGTTGAGTCCCCCCCAAACAATAAAGAACCCCCTGTCTTAGAGCGTTCTTTATTAAGGGCCATAAACTGAACTCTTGCTTTTGCTGTCTTTCTTTTTAGATCATCCAATTGTTCATTTAGAATTTGGATTCCTAAGTTTTTCTTATCCGCTCCAGTAGCCTTCTCCATCGCTTTTCTTAGTTCCTGAATCTTTTTTCTAGAGTCTTTAGCAGAAGCGGAGTATTGTTTTGCCGCTTTATTCCCCTTGTCAATCGCTCTATTTGTTGCTTCAATAGATTTATTTAAGTCATTAAATTCTTCGTCTAAAAATTTTACAGCAGTAACAGCAAGAACCACCCCTGCAAGTAATGCCCCAATAGCAATAACTAAACCACCAACTGCTACAGTAGCCCCTAATGCTGCAAATGTGAGTGCCCCTAATGCAGCAACTTTAGCCATTATTGCAACAAAAGATTTTAAAAGAACAAGATAAACCTTTTTTAATGCCCCCATAAAACCTAACTCTTTAATAGTAGCAATTACAACGGCAGCAATATCTTTACCATGAGCTAAAGTCTTTTCCCCCAATGCCATAACCTGACGCCCCAAAGCTTTGAACAATTTGCCTAAATGTTTTAAAAACTTTTTTGAAACATTTAGAACCCCATGATATGCTGCTTTGAGCGAATCTTTTGCTTTCTTTAAAGACTCCGTAGCACTGAAATTTTTAACATATGCTGCTGTTGACGCCCACATAGCTTTTGTTTTTGCGACTATTGCCATTCTCAGATTTCTAAGGGGGGCCATCATCTTGTGATATGACAATGTAACATCTTTACTGGCAAGATAATCAGCAGTACCGGCAGCAGCACTTTTGATATGTGCTTTTATTTTTAAAGCATAGGTTTTGACTATCTCTGGAATTAGTGCTTTGAATGCTTTCTTCGCCCCGATAACGGTAAGAACCCATAGAGACCATACAGCAATACCACCAATTAAAGCAGCAATAAATGTCTTAATTGGGCCGGGTAAAGCGGCAATCACTTTTCCAAGCCCCATGAAGACAGCTACAAGTGGTCTTAGAGTATCACCCACGGCAACAACACCAGCCTTGATGGATTGGAATAGTTGTTTCAGTTTGTGCATCAGAGTATCCGTCATCTTTGCAGTAGCTTCTTCTGATTTACCAAAGGAGTCAAACTGGAGTTTCACATCCTTCGTGAACCCCTTCAAATCGTTTAAGATGGCAGCAATACCTTTCAAACCACGAATATTGGGGAACAGTTTTGCAATATCAAGACCGGGGGTATTTGCAAGCATCTCAAGGAAACCAGACAACCCCATTGTCTCAAGAGAAGCCCTATTCATCTCTATACCAAACTGTTTAGCATATTCTACAGCCTCTTTAGTAGGACGTAGGAACGAACGTAAAGCACCAGTCATTGCGGCAGTAGCTCTGTCCATAGAGATACCCGCTCTTGTTGCTGTTGAGATTGCTGCATTCATCTCTTCAAAGGAGATTCCGGCCAACTCTGCTGTTGCAGTCAGCTTACCCACACTCTTAGCATATTGCTCGAATGTGACCTTACCACGAAAGATGGTCATAAAAATCTTGTCGGCAACTTCAGCCGCCCGCTCAGCACTCATTTGGAATGAATTCAGAATCGTAGTAATAGCATCGGCAGCAACAGCCGTTTCGGTGAAACCACCAGCAGCAGCCTTTACAGACACATTTAGGACGCTCAGAGCCTTATCAGTGTCTACGGCGGCAGACAGGATATCATAAAGACCTTTTGACAGTGTTTCGGTCGATTGACCAAACGCTTTACTGAGTCTAATGACTTCTTCGGTATACCTTGGGAGCAGCGAGCTGCCCCCCTCCATAATCATGGTACTGACCCTAGCCATCTGGTCTTCGAATTTAGCAGCCTGCCATGTGGCAAAACCAATAGCAACTCCAGCACCAAAGAACGCAGTCTTTGCAACCTTCTCCAATGTAGCCATCTTTTGTCCTGTGGCTTCAGTTGTTTTGCTTAGGATATTGAGTTTTGTTTTAGCTCGGGTAAGACCCTTTGCTTTAATTAAAACCCATAACTCTGCTAATTTAAAGGGCATATCTACCTACTTACTAACAATGCGGGCGGGCGGTATAACACCCTTACCCGCAATGCGATTTTTCGTTTCATCTGTGTGTTCTCTTGTGAATCTTCCCTTGCCTTCTCCATTGAACATCTTGTGAATTTCAAATATGTCGTTCACCCGAGCTTTGAACTGGGACATGGTTAATTTCAGTATATCTTCATCAGAATAACCATACCCATAATGGGTATGTTGCAAGAGTGAAAACAAGTAGTCCCATCTTAGGCACTCTCCTCCACTGCTAAAGGGGCGTCTTCATCTACCCCCTGTAGTCCAGTAGATACAGTCATCAGGGTGTCTGTGTCTTCCTCACCCAGATAACCCATAAGCTCCTCAGCCTTTTCAATAGTGATATCCTCATCCGTCTTCCTGAGAACACGCCAGAACATATACAGAACCCCTTCTGGGGTTGCTGAGTGTTCCATTAACTCTTCCTCACTGATGACTTCCTTGGTAAGTTGGATAAGACTATTAGCCCTTTCCTTTGCAGGAAGGGCATCAGCATATGCAAGGAATTCATTAATTCTGGTGCTTCTGATGTATGACTTAAAGGCGACATAATCACCAATAGCCAATTCACGAACCTTATACTTCTCTCCCTTGAGAGTAAGTTCCACTTCTTGTCCTGCTGCGTTTTCTAAACTATCATTGCTCATTTCTCAAACCTTTCTTCTATACACTCTTACTCAAATTATGCGTTCCTTGGAACGACAACGAATCGTCCACCAAAGCGTCTACCGATGTAGCTTCGCCTATGCCATTAACGATACCCCAGCCCGTGTAGTAGTCGGAACCGGCTTCGTTTGTGTAAAAACGCACAATTACTTCTCTTCCAGCATTTGAACCTATCATATCATTCAGCCAATGTCGTTCTGCACTACCAGTCCATGTCTTCAAACCAGATGAGAATGTCTTCCATCCGTTTGTATCAAAGTTGGTTGTTTCCAGCATCTCGTTTGCCGTATCAACAGACCAACTCAGAAAACCACCAGCCTGAATCATATTTGGGTAATACGAATAATCGGCAATCATATCTGCATTATTAGGAGCAATCGCAAATACGATTCGTCCCTGTGGGTTCAGTACATAGTCCTTGTTCAAGTAGTAATCACTGCCGGTACTCCAAACAGACAAATCATTATAATCCACATTCTCGTATGTGAATGTGAATGCAGTATTTGTACCATTAATAGTACCAGTCAAGGCTTCACTTGTAACAGCAGTTCCGGCATCTGATGTGATGTAAAATGCCCCAACATATCCAGCTAACTCAGCCATAATATCTCCAATCTAATTAAGATACTGCTCCGGCAGTCAGATCACTCGTACCTTGGAAACCAAGAGATTGTGTCTGGATACCGTCAACTGATGCAGCAGGACTCCATGAGTTCCAAAGAGCATTGCCTGTCAGATAATTGGTTGCATCTAGATAAAGAGTGACTACAGCATTTGTTCCAATGTCAGAAGGAACAAGTTGAGTCGTATCATCAGTGTACAGTTCAAGGGAACCAGTCCAACCCTTTAGTCCGGCAATGAATGTCTTCCACCCAGCCGAGCAAAAATCAGTTGATTCTAGTGTCTCTACACCTAAATCAAGACTCCAACTAAATGTACGATAAGCACAAATATCAGAATCAATCAAGCTACCCCAGTCTACTCTACCTTCAAATCCAGCAATCTCAGCCATAATAACCTCCTAAGTTATCCGTTATATGTCAGTAGGAAATCAATTTTTCCAAACCAACAATCTTGTAATTTCAATACACCCGGTTCACTCTGTCTTATACATCCAATGTGGGTGGCATCAGAGTATGTCAATGTTTGTCTATTGTATGTGGTGTTTAAGAGTGCTACTATGTTGTCAACATTAGTGGCAGAAGTCTTGTCATAAACCAAAAACTCTAAAAAAGTATTATCAAAAGAATCGCAAAATTCATTTTCCTGCATTGTCGCCCGTAGGTTGTAAACAACGTATGGGGTTAATACATTTGTGTCTTCAGGTACTTGGTTGAAATACAGTCCACACTTGATATCAGCATCCGATTGGTATGTTGCATTCACCAAATCGGAATTTGTATTAAATTTAGCATATACAGCTTGTCTAGCCTTAGTACTCATCTTATCCTAACATCACGATTGGTCTTAAAAACATTGATTGTAATATCGACCAATTATCAAAAACAGCCGGACGCAGAAAAGGGCGTTCTCCTGTTGTGATTGAGCCTATTCCATACTCCAATTCTGACGCATAATCAACATCAGTGCCTACCATTGTCCCTATCCAATCCTCTGCCATATTCTCATCAAATGCTACAAATATGCTTTCGGCTAAATTATGAGTCTGTTTGTAAGGAGCTTCTCCTCCTACTGAATGCCTTACAAAATGACCCTCTTTCATAGAGTCCTTAGCATACTGCTGGATGTATCTACCAGCCTCACCGATACGGCCTTGTACCCTTAATTTCAGGGTCTTCATAAATCTTTTGCCATACCATCTTGAGTTACTGCGGATCATTACACACCAGTTTTAATTCTTCGCATGATTGTTTCAAAATGATGATTCATACGCGATATATTCCTAATTATGGTAATATCGAAGCTATCTCCATCAATTTTAACTATATCATTCTCTAAAAGACTATACACTGTTTGATAGAACAATTTGTGTGTCGCTTCGACGTTCTCTTTGCTGTATATGTTACGTTCTTCACCACTTAAAGGCATTAAACGACATGGAACCGACGTATAAGTAGTATCAGATGTGAATGTACGGCCCCCCATGCCATCAGACACATAAGTCTTTCTGTCTACCGTCATTTCGTTGTTCATTAAGCCTGAGAAAGACATTACCACACCAAGTTTCGTCTGTAGGGTGTTACTTTGGTATTAATCAAATTAGCAACCTTGTCCTTCGATTTTAGATCAAAGATTGCCATAGAAACAGTCCCCCGCTCGTACTCGTAATCACCAATCTTCTCTTTTTTATAATCTCCAGCATTACCCTCTTTTGACATATAGTAAAGGATTTTCACCAACTCATTTGTGGCATCAACAAGGTCTGCGGGTATAGTGTCCCACCCAGCCGTGTATGTTACAAGTATATTGGCAACCCCACGGTCCCACCCATATGACTTGTACAAGATGGAGTTTGGCATACTCTCAATCTCGTAATCATATTCAGGGTAGTAAGGCACCTCTAACTGAGCGTAAGTGGACGTAGCGTCCTTTGCAGGCACTCTGACAAGCTCTGATGATGGGTAGTTGGAGAATGTAGAAGTAATAGTGGCTGTCCAGTTAGTCCGGCCATCAATTTGGGCTTCAATATCACTCACTACTGGATAGGTTGTGAAAGGAAGAGTTACATCAGACCACACTCCGTTGGTGGTGTCTCGAAGAACTACAGCCGAATCAGTCACCTGTATTGTGGCAATTGGAGATACTGTGTTTTGTGCTTGTAAGGCATTGTATCTGCCTATGTTCACTTTCTTTACATCAATAATGGGCCAGTGGTCAAGAAACAACGTCGCTTGTCCATAACCATCATAAACCTCATTGGTATATGTGGTTGCAACAATATCAGTCCCAACCTCTTTCTTTATCATATTAGATGCAGGAGTGATAAAGGTATTGAGTAAAACATCATTATCGCTAGTCGTAAACCCCAAATACGTCTTGACATTAGCAAGAGTAGTTAAGTCGCCTGTTGATGTTATTGGTGTTCCTGTTCCAGACCAAGACATTTGTTTATCCTTTGAATAACGAGCTAACGATACTACCTATTCCACCAGAGAGACCGGCTAAAGCACCAATAGAGAGATAGAATTTTACCCCCAGCTTGTCGAGTTTACTGTGATCTTCAACTAGAGTGTCTTTCATCGACCGAACGGGGCAAGAAAGCTCATGCTTCTGTATAGTGTTCTTGACGGCTAAATCAGCAGCCTTAACTGCCGACCTATCAATAACCCCCTCGATGTACTCTTCTAATGAAACAGTCATCTTGATATCCGTACTCTGAAACTCTTTAGCATTCATTAACAATACCCTCGTATAATTCTTTAAATTTTGCAGCCTGATCCATCAAATTGAATTCTTTTTCTGCCATGTCACGGTTACTTTTCACACAAACTTCTTTTGATTGTTTCCAATCATTGTATGCTTTCTCCATCATATTGGCAAAAGCGATTGGGTCTTCGGGGTTCTCTTTATATTTCGTGTATCTGTTTAACGGGCCACCACAAACATTCAAGCCTGTTGCAAGGCTCTCTCGGACTGTCCTTGTGGCAATGTCATGGGGCGTAATCAACATATCAGCAGCCCGGTATACTTCCTTCAGGTTCTTCACCAAAGGAAATACCTTGCCTATGCTACCTTCTGCCATACACTTATTTATCAAACAACCCCATGCGGAGTCCTGCTTTGCTGCATAAATATGTAACTTGGCCTCTGGATGCATCTTATGAAAGTATCTGAATGCATTGATGATATGGAATGGGTCTTTGTCCAATCTCCACATATCTGTGCAAACAACATTGAATTCTGCCTTACATCCCGCAAAATCGTAATCTGTCTCGCCGGGCGTCCATTCATCAAGATCAACACCAGCATCAATCACTGTCACTTTGGGGAATAGTAAATTAAGATATTTCTCATACTCCGGCCATAGGGTAACTGCTGCTTTAAGATTACCATGCTTGCCAAGAAAATCGTAATGTGAATAAATCTGTGCTTGTCCAGATTGCTCAATCAAAAAGCTGGAATAAGGTCTTCCATGGGCTACATGAACAAAAGGCTTGTTCAATCCCATGATGGGGTCTGTTAAACCACTATGCGAAACGATCAAATCAACCGTCTTCAACACATCAAATGGTATCGTGCATACTCCACGATCCTCAGACCAATCGGGAACTTTTGGAATGTTCACCTGTGTCTTCTCACCCAAACTATATTCAATTCCACAATTAGGGCATTTGCTTATATTCTGTTTTGTTTCTTCCTTCTGATAATCTTCTCTTGGATCATAAATGAAACTGTCAATCCCAACCTTCCTTTCGAAGGCTGCCTGCTCTCTTGATGTTTCATATAGTCCGCACTGGTTAGGGGTTACTGGTACAATGTGTGCTACTCTCATATTTGCTCCTTACAAGACAATACACTTTCTACCTAACTTGCCATCTTAAATCCACAGTTGTATCACTTGTTGCACCAGCAGAAGCAAGTAATTTTACCTCTGAGATATTCAAGCAATCCATCATAAGCATAGCACTAGCTCCTGCTGCTAAGGTTGTAAAGTCACCAGAGCTTAATTCAAAGGGGAACTGTACTGCTGTAGTGAAATCACTTGTAGCATTGGCAACCGTGTAAAATGAAGCCGATGGTGTTGGCCTGACTTGAATGATAAAAGCATCCAAGGCTTTATGGGCACTATTATCAATCTCAATATTGAGCCTCTTTGCTCCATCTAAGATGCTGATCGTATCAATTGTAGTATTAGACCCATTTGCAACTACAATGTCTTCTTTTGTACTTCTCCAAGGCATATTAGCCTCCTTGTTTGTTATTCGTGTCTTTTACTATACTGGGACGTACCAGCCTACTACGCCATCTGTGGCCGTTAGAGCATCAACATAGACGCTGTTTAGGTTGATCTTCGTTCCAGCAGGAGCAACATAATCGAAAACACCAATTGCTGATACTTGTGTTGCTTCTGTTGCTAAGCCGGGGGGTGATTGTCTTACATACATGTTATTTCTCCTATTAGATTACTTCAATATCTGGGTTGTCGAACGAATATCCGCCTTTTGACCGCCACACATACAGTGTAGTGCCAGTAGCAAAGTCGTGATAGAATGTAAATACTCCGTTACTATCGGTATTCCCCTGAGCGTAAGTCACACTACCACCCACATCAGTGGTAACACGAATTGACGCTCCTTCGATTGGATCGCCTGTACCATACTCCGTTAGAGTATAATCCCTGCTCGTAGCTCCTGCTCCATTTGCAGAAGTCCATGCACCAGCACCATGATTTGATGTTAGCTCTGTGTCAATCTCAGTGGCAGTGGGAACCGCATCAATCTGGTCGGACAGGGTTTCGAGCGTATCCGCGTCCTCACCCGTGCGGGCGATTCTCGTTGCCCCGGTGTCGGCAAGGATCGTCGGGAAGGCGGTTAATCCGTCGAAGGTTAAAGCCTTGATTGAGGCGATGGCCGGAGTCACATCAACATAGGTCACTGTCCCTGAAACCTTGTCGTGGTCATAGCCGTTTCCGTCTGAATACAGCGTGCCGTTTTCGATAACAAGGTCGTATGCGTTCGCACTTGCCAAAGAGCGGATTGTGGAATTTACGACTGTCCCCTCACCATTTACTACATAGACACCATAAGCATAATCCTCTGCTCCAAGGTCAGCGTCGGCGAAGATATTGCAGCCTTTCACAAGAACTTCGATATTCTGGATTAGGATGCCGACTGCTCTATGTGTTGCATCGCCAGCGACTTCTCGGTAGGCCCGAATAATACAATTCTCAATCGTGATGTTTGGCTGGGCAGCATAAATACCGACAGCATCGCTCTCTGTGTAATTCCCATCCATATCCATCGTGCAATTTGATATCAACGCAAAACCACCTCCGCCTTGGCATCTAATTCCATGCTCGGAACCGAGCATGTAACACCCATCAACGGTGCAGTATTTTCCTGTAATATCAATCCCTATACCGTTTGCAGTAGATGCCCAGATACGTAGATTTCTAACAGATGAGTTATCACCAGCCATAATCACTGTTCCATCTATGCTACCAAAGTGACCGATGGTGATGTTTTCAACAGAACACCTATCGCCAAGAGTAATCTCCGCGTCAATCTGTGCCGATGGATGGCCGGTGACTGTGATCCCGGTATTTGCTGACAGATCGAGCGGGCCTGTGTGATTTCCTTGCATTAGATAGATCGTGTCATACGTCAGAGACAACCTGGTAATAGCAGCGGCAACATCAGCAACCGCATATTGAGGTGACGTACCCGAGTTGCCATTATCGCCATCGTCGGTAACGTAGATGACATTCCCTCGCAACCCTGTCCCGTCGTATTCCGTTTTGATGTTATCCGCAGCAGTCGAATCGCCTGAGATCGACGCCATATCAACCTGGCTCATATCGCCCCACTCAGTAGTCCATGTGACTGTGGCGTCAGTATTGCTGCTTGTGATTGCTATAGTAATTGTCTCACCAGCCAATACTAACACTGTTTCCTTTACGGATGCAGTTGCAACAGCACCCTTGTATGTGCTAAATGAATCTAATACAGTCGTGCCATCAGATACAACCGTTGTGAGAGTAGCTGCTGTGGCGTCCATTGCTGCCATATTCACTCGATATTTTATTGTCGTATCCACAGTCGCCGTGAAGCTGCCTACGTTTTCGCCAGCACCAAGATCGGATGTTCCGGTATCAGTCTCAACTATAATCATCTTAAAACTCCTGAGCTAAGGCCCATGCGTGGGCTTGTTCTGTTGCTGTCAAATCTCTGGTTGGGTGAATAATTACAGCCTCACAACCGCCAGCGTAATAGATATTGTTATTGATCGCATTGCGACCAAAATTTAATTCGCCGCTCCGATTGGGTGGGTTTACATATGAACCAATCAAGGTACTCGCCTTCGAAACTCCGTTCAAAAACAGCTTCCATGTATTAACGCCGTTTGATGTGAATCCCAATAATACTCTTTCATCTTCAACCAGATCGTCGTCATTCGTCCGAAATATACTGATGGTGACACCATCCGCTCTGATAATAAACCCCAGTTTTCGGTTTGCTCCTGCTGTGTATAGATAAAAAAAGTAATCTTGATGGTCTGCCGTAGCTAATTTACTAATCAAACAACGAGACTCCCCGAACCCAGATGGCGAACCAAACCAGAGCATTGTACAAGCTCCGGTCAACTGCAACGGGTCGTTCACCGGAATCGTGCCGAGGGCGGCCACTCCAGTGGAACCATCAAAAGTCGCACTTGTCTTACTGCTCGTCAG